AAAGCGAAAGAACTCGAAGCCGAAAGAGTTGGAGCAAGAGCCTCCACAGAGTAAGGTTGAGGTAGCGGAAGAAATAGACGATGGCGTTGATCCTATAGAGGACACGCATGTCGTAATATTTAAACCTAACGAGGGACCGCAGACTGAGTTTTTAGCGGCTGGTGAGCGTGAGGTTTTATATGGGGGTGCAGCAGGAGGTGGCAAGTCTTACGCCATGTTAGCTGATCCATTACGTTATTTTGGACACCCCGACTTTAGTGGCTTGTTACTTAGACATACAACAGAAGAATTAAGAGAGCTAATCTTCAAGTCACAAGAATTGTATCCGAAAATCTGGCCGGGGATAAAATGGTCAGAGAGAAAGATGCAGTGGACTGCACCATCTGGTGCGCGACTTTGGATGTCTTACCTAGATAGAGATGAAGACGTGTTGCGTTATCAGGGTCTGGCTTTTAGCTGGATAGGCTTTGACGAGTTAACACAATGGCCTACGCCATATGCATGGAACTATATGCGTTCTCGTCTACGGTCCACTGCCCCAGATTTGCCTATCTTTATGAGGGCGACTACCAATCCGGGTGGTAGGGGGCATGGATGGGTCAAGAAAATGTTTATTGATCCTTCACCTGCGAATCGAACCTTTAATGCTGTGGATATAGAGACAGGGGCAGACTTAGTATTCCCAGAAGGGCATGGTAGAGAAGGGGAACCTTTATTTAAGAGAAGGTTTATTCCTGCATCCCTGATGGATAATCCGTATCTATCAGCATCGGGCGATTATGAAGCAATGCTTCTGTCGCTACCTGAACAACAAAGAAGGCAACTACTACATGGTGATTGGGATATCAAGGAAGGTGCAGCGTTTACAGAATTTAATAGACACCATCATGTTATCGAGCCATTCGATGTTCCTCACAATTGGCGAAAGTTTAGGTCTTGCGATTATGGTTATGGTTCATATAGTGGCGTACTCTGGTTTACGATTGCTCCAGATGAACAGTTAATTGTTTATAGAGAATTGTATGTCTCTAAAGTATTAGCTACAGATTTAGCGGATATGGTTTTGGATTTAGAACAGGATGACGGTAATATAAAATATGGTATTCTTGATAGTAGTCTTTGGCATAAGAGGGGTGATACTGGGCCATCTCTAGCTGAACAAATGATTATGAAGGGATGTCGATGGCGACCATCTGATAGAAGTAAGGGTAGTCGCGTTTCGGGTAAGAATGAATTACATAGACGTTTACAACTGGATGAGGATACAGGAGAGGCACGATTGGTATTTTTTGAAAATTGTGTAAATACAATAGCGCAAATACCTGCTCTACCTATAGATAAGAATAACCCAGAAGATGTAGATACTAAATCAGAAGATCACTTGTATGACGCACTTCGATATGGTATAATGTCTAGACCAAGATTTAATATATTTGATTTTGATGTGAGTATGTCACATCGTAGGTATGAACCTGCAGATACAGTATTCGGCTACTAAAGGATTAATAAATGTCTGATCAAGATAACTCTTTACTAGAAGCAAACTCTTCAGCACTAGAAGATATCCAAGAAGATAGTGCTATGGAGGATGCGGGTATATCCCCCGTTGTTCGTTATATACATGATAAATATGGATTAGCTAAAGATTACAGGGAAACGGATGAACAAAGGTGGTTAAAGTCATATACAAATTATAGAGGACTGTATGGTCAAGACGTACAATTTACAGAAGCGGAAAAGTCAAGAGTATTTATTAAAGTTACGAAGACTAAAACATTAGCTGCATACGGTCAAGTTGTAGATGTTCTCTTTGCAGGACAGAAGTTTCCTTTAAGTATAGAACCAACAGTACTACCTGAAGGTGTAACAGAAAACGTATCATTTGATCCTAATAAACCAGAACAGTTAAAAGAAATTGAAACTCCTTATGGAAATAGGGATGATGAGGGTCTTTCTCCGGGTGCTACATTATCAAGTCTTGAATTAGGCCCACTTGAGGAAAAACTTGAGGGTATGCCTATAGAAGAAGGCATAGGTAAAACACCTACTTCTGCAACATTTAGTCCCGCAATGATTGCTGCAAAGAAAATGCAAAAGAAAATTATGGATCAATTAGAGGAAAGTAATGCCTCAAAGCATCTTCGGAGTACAGCATTTGATATGACATTGTTTGGAACTGGTATTCTTAAAGGCCCATTTGCAACAAATAAAGAATATCCAAATTGGGATGATAATGGAAATTACAATCCAACTGTTAAAACAATGCCTCAGATTAGTCATGTTAGTATTTGGAATATGTATCCTGATCCTGACGCAAATAATATGGATGAAGCACAATACGTAATTGAGCGGCATAAACTTAGTAGGACACAACTTCGTGCTTTGAAAAGTAGACCATTCTTTAGGGATAAAGTAATTGAAGAATGTGTTAAGATGGGAGAGTCATATACAAAGGAATCGTGGGAAGATGATTTAGCTGATTACGAGATTCAACATAGTGTTGATAGATTTGAAGTATTAGAATACTGGGGTGTTATTGATAAGGAACTTATTGACGTAGAGAATTTAGATATCCCAGAAGAGTTGGAAGAACTTGATCAGTTACAAGCAAATATTTGGCTATGTAATGATAGAGTCATTCGACTTGTACTTAACCCGTTTAAACCAGTACGTATTCCCTATATGGCTGTACCGTATGAATTGAACCCATATAGCTTTTTTGGTATAGGTATTGCAGAGAATATGGACGATACGCAAACACTTATGAATGGCTTTATGCGTATGGCTGTTGATAATGCTGTTCTATCCGGCAATATGCTTATTGAGGTTGATGAAACAAACTTAGTTCCGGGGCAGGACTTAACTGTATATCCGGGCAAGATATTCAGACGACAAGGTGGAGCACCCGGACAGGCCATTTTTGGTACAAAGTTTCCTAATGTAAGTAATGAGAATATGCAGTTATTTGACAAAGCTCGTCAGCTTTCAGATGAGAGCACGGGCTTTCCGTCATTTGCACACGGACAAACTGGTGTATCGGGAACAGGACGTACCGCTAGTGGCATTAGTATGTTAATGAATGCAGCTTCGGGTTCTATTAAAAATGTTATTAAAAATGTAGATGATTATCTATTAAGGCCGTTAGGTCAAGGTTTCTTTCAGTTCAATATGCAATTTGATTTTGATTCAGCTATTAAAGGCGACTTAGAGGTAAAAGCTCGTGGTGTAGAAAGTCTTATGGCTAATGAAGTTCGTAGCCAACGACTCATGCAATTTCTTGGTGTTGCTAGTAGTCCTGCTCTTGCACCATTTGCTAAGTTTAATTATATCATTACAGAGATTGCAAAGTCTTTAGGACTTGATCCAGACAAAGTAACTAATAGTATGGAGGAAGCTGCGATACAAGCAGAACTCTTAAAGCAGTTTAAAGAAACACAACCCCCAGAACCACAACAAGTTCCGGCTGGAACAAATCCACAAGATACTGCAGGAACAGGTGGAGGTACGATAGGAACAGGACAAGCACCTGCTCCACAAGAACAAGGATTTACAGGTAATGCACAACCACAAGGAACTTCTCCAGAAGCTCAAGCCCCTAGTCAACAACCGCCGACAATGGGGCCACTTCAGTAACTACATTGACTTTACAATTAGTCAACATCATAAAATTTTAGAACAGTCAACAGACATTGTTTTAATCCATAAAGCACAAGGTGCTGTGGAGATACTTAATAAATTAAAAACTTTAGACCAACATCTTGAAGGAGTTAAATGATGGCACAAAAAATAGAAGATCAAATGGAAATGTTTAAAGACGATATCTCTTTGGAAGATGAAGGTGGTGAAGTTGAAACTGAATCAGGTAATGATGTTCCATTAGGTGGAACTAAGGAAGGTGTTGCGGATAATCAACCCGCTAATTTAAGTGCGGGTGAAATGGTAATTCCAGAAGATGTTGTTCGTTATCACGGTGTAGAGAAAATTATGGCATTACGTGATGAAGCTAAAATGGGTTATAAAAAGATGGAAGCTATGGGTCAGTTAGGTAATTCTGACGAAGCTACTCTACCAACAGAAGCTATATTTAATCCGGGTGGATTACCATTTTCTGTAGTTGATCTTGAATACGTAGATAGTGAAGAAGATGGTGAGGAAGTTGCAGAAGCTGCTAATGGTATGTTTGTACAGAATATGCAAACAGGCGGTGTAGTACAAACTGGTATTGATCCATTAACTGGTTTACCTCAAGGAGCAACAGTAACTCCTGTTACAGCTCCATCTGTTCAACGTAATATTGTTACTCCACCTGCTGCTCCAAGTATTCCTACAGCTACGACAACACAGCAACAAGCTACCCCAACAACTAGTAGTATTGTTAATCCTAGTTCTCCTATTACTCAACAACCTACTATTCCAAATACAAGTGCTCTACCCAGTCTAACTTCCTATATGGGGGGAGCACAGAGCGTAAACCATTTTATTAACGAATCGGGTCAGATTATGCAGATTCCTGTTGTAAATGGAAAACAGATATATCCAACTCCAGAAGGTTTTCAACCCTATGACCCAGCTAACCCAAAACCTTATGATCCTAATTTAGATCAGCCCGAAACACCTGTTGAGCCACCCACTGTTCCTACTACGCAGGTTACTAGACAAAAACCGCCCGGAACTGATATCGGGGGAGCAAGTGATGCTCCAAATACTGGTGGAGGACAACCAGCTTTTGGTACGGATGAACAAATGGCTGATACTACTGGGAAACATTATATGCAAGCAGTAAATACACTAACGCAAGATGATAACTGGGCATCACAAATAATTAATAATATGACAATTGTGCAAGCTCTTAATGCACTTACTGGTGCAGAAGCAGCTAAGAAGGCAAGTAAAGCCAAAGCCGAAAAATATATAAATGATACCCTTCATAAACGTCGGCCTGATGTGTTGATGATGGATGATAAACCAGAAGCTGAAGCAGAACCAACACCTGATAGTGCTACTCCTGATAGTTACTTTACTCCTGATACTACTGATCCTATAGCATATGCAGCGCAGCATCAAGGTATGCAAGGGACTAATCCTTTCG